CTAAAACGACATTCGTTCAAAAAATGCGTGTGCTATTACCTTATAAAATCCTACTACATAGTCCATTCGTATAGTTTCTGTTTCATACTCTGGATTATTATATTCAGGTAAAGGGTCAGGAATAAGGTCTATATAACCTTCTTTTTTACTTCTCTTTACTATTTTAACAGTACGTAACCAGTTTTTAGTAACGACAGCGTATATTTCGTTAGTTGGAAAATATTCCCACCACTCCTCTATTTTTTTTAACCCAATAACAGACCCATTTTTTATACGCCTTGACATTGAATTTCCTATGAGTACACAAGCAAAATCTGCTCCTGCAAAGCTGGGGGAACTTATAACGAATGAGGGCTTTACTTCATAGAACATTTCGGGGGATGTAAATCCTCCCGTGAAATCTACCTCATAGAATGGTACTTTTACATTGGAAACCATTTCATCGGTTATAAGTACTGGTAAAGTATCATCTTGTTCCTCAATCTCGTTATATTCGTTTTCTATCCTCTGAAAAAGGTTCTCAAAGGCTTCTAATATATCATCAGGCACATCCTCATCACCATTATCGTATGCTTTGAGTTTTTTCATAGGTAAGTTGGTGAGTTCTTGAATGCGCTGCAAAGACAATCCATATCTGTTGCGCTCGGTTCTCAAATATGTTTCTTCTTCAGGTTCTTCCTCAGGAGTATTTTGTACAAGCATTTCACCATCCCCTAATAAAAGCCAATTTCTATTGAGTTCGGGAAAATTAGGCTCTATTTTTCCATTAAAGGTATCTAATTTTATAGATTTTCTTATATTATTAACATACCCATTAGAAAGACCACATATTTCCTCAAATCTTTTCTGACTTAGATTTTTGTACTCTAAAAATTGGAGCAATCTATTTTTTACAGAATTTTGTTCTGTATCTAAATTATTTTCCATACCTTTGCACTTTAAATATTAAACATTTGTAGTTATGAAATTATCAGAGCAAGCTCGTTTTGAACTTCGCGTTTGGATAGCGATGCAATCACGTAATGACTTACATCTTCAATATATCTATGATGAAATTAAAGAATGGGATATTGATGACATAGAGCTATACAAAAAGATTTTAATAAGCAATAATATTAACAAAGTTTATGTAGGACTGAGTAGATCCGAACACGATACCATTATTAGGAAAATGAACTTTATCAAAAATGGTGATAAAGTAAGACTGAAAGACTAAATACTCTTAGGAAACTCATTGTCTACTATTGTTTCCTGATGAAAAAGTTTCTTTTTCAATGCTTGTGTTTCTCTATATTCTTTTGCTTCTGCAAGTTTAGTAAATTCTACCTTTGCGCCTAATTTTTTAGCCTCTTCTTCTATCCGTTCTAATGAGATATTAAAAAACTCCCTTTTATAGTTAGTCATATTCACTCGATTGTCTACAAAAATGTTATGCAGCTTTGTTTCAAGTTCTGGAGCGTTTTCTGAAAAAATCATAGCGTGAATATCAAAAGGGAAAGGAACACTTGCATCACCAAGTTCTTTTACCCTATCTGTAGGCTCAAGCCTACGTGTCATCCCTATTTTATATACATCATCACCAAAAGCACCTATATTAGAAATTACATAAACATACCCCATTTTTGTTTGTTGCGCCATTGATATAGCTTTTTGTTTCAAGGTTTCTACTCCTACAAGCCCTGCCTCAAGTTCTGCTATTCTTTGTAATAATTCATCTTGTTTTTTGCCTACGGCAGTTCCGACTTCTTTACGTGCCTTTTCAAGGGCTTTTATATACATAATTTCCTCTTTTTCAGCCTTTATTCTTGCTGCTTCAAGTTCTTTTTCAGCACGTTCCTCCTCTCTCATTTGTTCTCGAATAGCCCTTTGTTCTTCTCGTTCTTCTTGTAACTTCTTTTTGTATTCATAAGTTAGTTGCAATTCCCATACTTTATAACCTTTATACACTTCAGAAATAGCAAGTCCTTGTTCCTTATATACTTTATTTATAGCTTCAAATGATTTATTCAATCGTTCTTCCATTTTTAGAATATTATTCCAATCTACATTAGCTATAAAACTATCTGTTTCGCCGTTAAAAGCGCGCAACATCAATTGTTTTTCCCTTTTCACCATAGATTGCCCTTTTGAAAGGCTACCATTCCAAGTAATATTATGACCACCATCTACTGCAGAGTCTTCTTTTATCATAGCTTTAGCCTCATTCCTATAAAAAAGTATTTTCTGCTTATATTCCTCAGAAGTATCAAAACTGAAGTGAGGTTGATAAACTCCATATTCTGCCATTTCTAAATCATCTTCAAAGACACTTATTTTCTTTTTTAATTCCTCGTATGTGGCAAAGGCGTTTTGATATTGTTCTTTAAGTTGTTCGTACTGGTCTAAGATTGATGTTTTATCTCTTTCTATTTTATCTATATTTTCTTGTAATCTTTTAGATTCCCTTTCTAAATCTATTAACGGAGAATACTTTGTTAAAGATTTAGACAAATAATCGGTTTGGTTTTCTAAATCTTTTACCTTATTTTCTAAGTATTTTATTTTATCTAACTCTTTTTTCTTCAGAAAATCAAAAAATCCCATACTTATATTTATTTAAAAATCAATTTATTACAAAAATATAACAAATAAAAATAGAAAAAAGTTCTGTAAAAATTTGGTATATACAGAGCATTGTTCTATCTTTGCACCGTCAAAATGAAACGTTACTATTAACGTTGCAAAAGTAATAAATAATATGAGATTAACAAGCGAAGTAAGCAAATTAATTAGTAGTCAGATGGCTGATTTTTCAAAAGAAGTTAGAAAGTCGCCGGTAACAATTGGACACTGGTTGTATATGCGACCTTATATGTTTCTGAAGATAGAGAATTACAACCCTTTAAAGAAGTTCGCTAAAACCGACAATATAGATGATTTGTTCGAGTTTGAGAGCGAAAAAGAAAAAGAAACACTACTTAATAAGTATAGAACGTTGAGATATGAACAAGCAACAACAGATACGACTCTTAAAGAGTAAGGTAAAAGAATTAGAGACTACAAAATTATGTCTTGAATCAGCGATTAGAACTCTTGCAAATGAGATTATTCGTACTAATGACGAGCTTGCTATTGTGGAAGGTAGCAAGCCGTCTTCTAAAAGACAAAAGAAAGTGGTAGATATATCAAAGTATGAAGCGCAATTTTTTGCTGAATGCGAACGCTACCGACAAAATAGCTAACAAAAAAAGCGGCACTATCCCAGCACCGCCTTTAATTAAGTAATAATTTTAATTCTTTGATACAATGGCAAAATTACAACAAATGAGCGAAACTACCAAACTAAATAGCCAAATTCTTCTATGCAATGGATATGTAACCTACGAGGGTAAGAAATTCAATGAATGCGACCCTTATGAAAAAGAGGCGTTTAACATCGCTTTAGGCGATATAAAGCCTGCAGAAAAAGACTTTGAAAAATTACTGCAAGGTCTTGTATCACCCTTATTACTTCAACATACTATGAATGAAGATTGCTTTATCAACCCCGCTATTTTTGAACAACTAAAAGCGGCTTTACGCCCTGAAAAAGATAACGACCACGAGGGCTGGTGGCATTTAAAAGCCAATTGTGGCTGCTACACTATGCGCCTATCAGGTTGCTATAATAAGGGCGTTTTGAGTGTTGAGTCTGAACTCTATAAGAGAGTTGGTAAACATACGGTATACTACGACCTTACTAATGAACAATGGGCTGAAGCACAAGATAAACTTGAAGCTGAGTACGAAAGACTTATAAAAGAGTATAGAATTGACGAGCGCAACCGTTACTACGAGAGTTTATCACACGATTGGCATCAGTTTATTTAACAATTAAAAAATCATTACAACTATGAAAGAGCAAGTAACAACCTTAGAATTAGGAAAATGCTACCGAGTGAAGTATGAGAGTATTAGTTGGTGTATTAGCGTTTATGAAGAATTGCCACTTACTAACAACTCATCATTAACAGCCTTGCGAGTTGATAATACGGGTATTGATACATTGAGTTTCCTAATGTCTAATTCATACCAAGATAGTAAGTATGAAGTACAAGAGATTAGCAATAGTGAATTTATGCACGAGTTGAGAGCAAAGCGTAATGAGATAAACAAAATGATAAAGAAAATGTCTTAAACAAAGAAAAAGAGCCTCTACCAAATAAATAAGTGCCGTGTTACCCTTAAATCTGGACATAATTCATCACAATAACGCACGGCACTTTATTTAAGAAAAGTAATAACCTAAAATACATAAACCAAATGAATGAAGAATTAATAACGCTGAAACAGCCCCCTATCATTATCTATGAACAAATAAAAGCGGTAGGGCAACAAATTGAGGCAAAGATTGCCGAACTGAACCTTGATAACCAGTTGGTAACTGATGAGACTTTAAAGAGTGCGAAAAACACCCGCACGATGTTACGCAAAGAGCTTGATGATTTTGAAACACAACGCAAGTATATTAAAGAGCAGGTAAATGCGCCTTATGAAACCTTTGAGAAAGCGTACAAAGAGCATATCAAAGTACATTACGATAAGGCTGATAGTACGCTGAAAGCGAAAATAGACGAGGTGCAAAATCGCTTATTAGACGATAAACGGGAGCGTATCAAAGACTACTTCACAGAATTATGTCAATCACAAAATATCGACTTCCTCATCTTTGAACGCTTGCCACTGAATATCACACTTAGTGCCAGCGATAAGAGCCTTAAAGAGCAAGTTGCGGGCTTTGTAGGCGAGGTAACCAAGAGCATACAACTCATTGAAAGTCTAAATGAACCTGACGAGTTTAAGGCTGAAATGCTAACTGAATATAAACAAACGCTTGATGTTACAAGAGCGATACAGAATGCACAATACCGCAAACAACAACGTGAAGTTGAATTAGTGCGTATCGAGGCGCAACGAGTAGCAGCCGAGCAAGCGAGATTAGCCGCTGAAGCAAGGGCGAGAGAAACAGCCCCTTTGCAAGCACCCGCACAAGTGAATGAGGTACAACCTGCAACACCAGTGCAACCTGCAGCACCGATACAACCTGAACCAGTGCAAGAGGCTACAGAAGCAGTACAAGAAGATGAAAATGAGATTGTGCAATCCGCTTTTACAGTGATAGGCACAAGGGCGCAACTTAGAGCGTTACGCGCTTTCTTAGATAATAATAAAATTCAATACAAAGTATAACACAATGGAAACACCAGTATTACAAAAACAATCATTAGCGAACTTCCTTAACAAGTCCGATAAATTCTTAGAGCAAAATTTAGGCGCAAAAAAGAGCGAATTTGTATCTAACTTATTAGCCCTTTCAGATAGCAATAAAGAACTATCACAGTGCGAACCTGCTGACCTTATGAAATGCGCAATGAATGCAACTGCATTGAATTTGCCACTAAATAAGAACTTAGGGTATGCGTATGTAATACCTTACTTTGATAGACAAACTAATCGCACTATTCCTCAATTTCAAATGGGGTATAAGGGTTTTGTTCAGTTAGCTATTCGTAGCGGGCAGTACAAAACGATTAACACTTGTGAGATTCGTGAGGGTGAAATCAGACGAAACAAGGTAACGGGGCATATTGATTTTTTAGGCGAAAATCCGAGTGGGGCGGTTATCGGTTACCTTGCTTACATTGAGTTACTCAACGGATTTCAGCAATCGCTCTTTATGACCATTGAGCAGCTACAAGCACACGCTTCTAAATATTCAAAAACTTATGCTAAAACAAACAGAGGTCTTTGGAAAGACGAGTTTGACTTAATGGCAAAAAAGACGGTGCTAAAACTATTGCTTAACCGTTATGGAGTGCTTTCAGTAGAAATGCAAAAAGCGATAGAAAAAGACCAAGCAGACAATGAGGGCAACTACATTGACAACCCTCAAGGGCGTACGGTGATAGATGTAGAGGTTATCGAGCAAAACGAGCCTACTGAACCTGAAGCGTTGCAACCCATAGCACAACCAGCAGCAGGCACACCATCTCCAAAGCAAGTAGATTTTAAACAAGTATAGTCTATGAAAACAAGTTACTTTACATTAGGACAATCACACGTATATCGCTTTAATGGACAAACATTAGACCACGATTGTGTGATTAAGATAACAGCCGAAAACCCCAGAGATGTAATGGTTGAGCATTTTGGATTAGAGTGGTCTTTTGAATATGAAAAATGCCCCGAAATAGTTTTCTTTCCACGTGGTGTATATAACCTAACAGAAAGCAAATGGGAGCGATTGAAACACGAAATTATGCTTAGAAAACATTATTCTAAGGATTTCATTGTAGAAATAGAAGCTGTAACAGAAGACGAGGCTATAGATATATTTAAAAAAAATATAGAAGAGTATAAAGCAAAATCAAAAAAGCAAACAGTACTCTATGGTGAAACCTTATTTGTCAATGGAACAGCTGTAGTAGAATTTGAAAATGATACAAACACAAGTAATTAATTCAGGTAGCGAGGGTAACGCCGTGATATACAATAACGCAATAATGGTAGATTGCGGCGTTACACTCAAAGCCTTAGAAGCAGTAAAACGTTCTTTGAAAATTGTGTTACTCACTCACCAGCACGGCGACCACCTGAAATTGCGAACCTTACAACGATTACAAGCCGAGCGACCTACATTGCGCATTGCTTGTGCTGATTTTCTCTTAGAGAGGTTGGAGGGACTAACGAATATTGATGTATTGCAAGTAGGTAAGTTATACGATTACGGGGCTTTTAAAGTATCGCCAGTGAAGCTGTATCACGACGTACCAAATGTAGGGTGGCGAATATTCCTCAATAGTGGGCAAAAGATATTCCACGCTACTGATACAGCACACTTAGAGGGTATCAGTGCCAAAGGTTACGACTTGTACGCTATTGAGCATAATTACTGCGAGGAGTACATACAGCAGGCGATAGAAGAAGCGCACGCAAAGGGCGAATATACGCACGCATACGGAAATATCAATACACACCTTAGCATACAACAAGCAAGGGCGTTTATTGAGGCAAACAGGAAGGAAAGCAGTGAGGTTTTGGAGCTGCATAAGAGTAAAAGTTTTTATAAGTAAAATTAAAGAAAATGAGTAAGAAAATTAAAAATGGAGAACAGCCTATCACTCCTAATTCATTATTGCTTTGTAATGACGGAGAAAAGATAATAGCAAACGATTACCTTATGGAAAGGTATCCATCAGACACAATTCATTGTTTGGGGATAACCAAGCGTGAACAAATAGCGATAGAAGCTGCAAAAGCTATGTTAAGTAAGGGGAATGAAAGTATATACATAGTTGCAGGTAAAGCAGTATTATTTGCTGACGCTTTATTAGAAAAACTTGAAAAACAACAAGCAGATGAAAACAGTATTTAAAGTAGAACAGAAAGTCTTTGACTATGCTTATGGTAAAGGAGAAGTCATAGAAAGACAAAATAGTCGTTATCTTGATAATATAATATTAGTAAAATTTAATAATAGAGATGTTCCTGTAAGATACACTCTTGATGGTAGACAAATTAATATTAGAGCTTATGGCGGTGAATTAGACCCTGAAAATGTAGCAAATAAACCTACTTTATCTACAGAGGAATATACATTACACGGCTTTGAACAAAAAGCACCTACACCAACTTATGAGGAAGTAGTTAAAGATAAAAATTATATTTATTTACCTGAAAATTTAGTAGCTCCTAATAAAGAACTTGCTGATGCAACAATGGCACTTTTAAAACTTCTATTTCTTAGAGACTATTACAATGAGGGTTGGAGTCCAAATTATATTGATAATAATAGAAAATTCATCATTTTTGTAACAAATGATGAATTTGATAAAGATTTTTCTATATCTGAATCAAATATTTTAACTTTTAAATCAGAAGTTATAAGAGACAAATTCTTTGAAGAGCAAAAAGAACTTTTGGAAATCGCAAAACCTTTATTATAACTATGGAAAAACACACATTTTGCAAAGTATATGAGTATGAAGATAGACAAATACTCGTGCGGAAAGAATACAACGGAGATTATGAGACATACTCCACAAAAGTAACTACATCTAATGGAAATTTATTGCTATCCTTAGATTATGTGTTTGCTACTGAAGAAGACTCTAACAAATGCTTTGACACTTTTACAAAAGACAAAGCATTAGAAATCTTCAAGAAAATGAGAATTATAAAGTAATAACTATGGAAATACAAGGACGAATTAAAACAATATTCGCTACTGAAACAGTAGGGCAAAATGGCTTTCAGAAGCGTGATTTAGTTATCACAACCGATGGGCAATATCCACAAGATATTATCATTCAATTTGCACAAAGCAATTGCGCTCTGTTGGATAACTTGCAAATAGGACAAATAGTTAAGATACATTTTAACCTGCAAGGGCGTGAATGGACAAGTCCGCAAGGTGAGGTTAAGTACTTCAATACAGTTGTAGGTTGGAAAATTGAACTCATTCAAACCACGAATGTAGCGCAACATCAATACCAGCAGCCTCAATACCAGCAAGCCCCACAAGGTTATCCACAGCAACCGCAATACGCACCGCCCCAACAAGTACAAGCGTACCCACCACAAGGGCAACCGCAATATCAGCAGGGGCAAATGTTTAACCAGTATGGACAAGCACCCGCACAAGGGGACGGTGTACCATATTAAGGAAAAATAAAAGCAAGTGGCGAAATTGGCAGTCGCTCCCTTTGGTTGAGGGGATTAGGATACGTTCGAGTCGTACGTTCGCTTTGGTTTGCGACTAAATGCAGGTTCGAGTCCTGCCTTGCTTTCAAAGACGATAACAATGAAAAAGATAACCATTCCGAGTAACGTTAAGAACGGCAAATTGGTGCAAAATCGCAATCTTATACAAAACGCTATAGCCTCATTTGAAGACACGAATATCAATATTACCATTGAGAGGCGAAGCAAAAAAAGAAGCGTACAGCAAAATGCATTCTATTGGGGCGTTTGGATACCAATCATACAGCAGGCTATCAATGATACTTGGGGCGAGTTTTACCCTCCTAATGAAGTGCATAATGTACTGAAAGCCTTGTGTAATTATGAGGAGCGTCCTAACCCTGCCACTGGTGAAATACAACGAGTGCCAGTGAGTAGCACCAAGTTAAGCACTTATGAATGGGAAAAGGAATTTAAACAACAAGTAAGGCAGATGTGTATGGATAATTTCAATCTTGATTTGCCTGAACCTGATAATGAGGAATAAACAAGTATTAAAATAAAATAAGAAACGTTGTAATTTTTGTCCATTGTGCACCCCGATTGGAAAGCACTCACGTTCGAGCCGTGAGCGGGGGCTAAAACAAATGAATTGATAATTATGGTATACGGATATATTCGGGTGAGTTCCGATAAACAAACAATAGAGAACCAGCGATTTGAAATTACAAACTTTTGCGTGAAGAAAGGGCTGTTAATAGATGATTGGATTGAAGAAACTATTAGCGGCACCAAAAGTTATAGCAAACGCCAATTGGGCAAGTTGCTAAAAAAAGTAAAGAAAGATGATATTATTATCTGCAGTGAACTGTCAAGGTTAGGGCGTAACTTGTTTATGATAATGGAAATTCTCAATATATGTATGACCAAAGAGTGCCGTGTATGGACTATCAAAGACAATTACCGCTTAGGAGATGACATACAGAGCAAAGTGCTTGCTTTTGCTTTTGGTCTATCTGCCGAGATTGAGCGTAACCTTATCAGCCAGCGTACTAAAGAGGCGTTGGCACGCAAAAAAGCAGAGGGAATGGTACTTGGTAGGCAAAGAGGTTTCCGCTGTAGGCTCAACCCAAAATGTACCGAGAAACACGAATGGATCGTCAAAGAATTAGAAAAGGGGACTCAGAAAAAAATCATTGCCAAAAAACTAAAAATATCAAAGACAACCTTCTATCGTTACCTCGTATATACAGACCTTTATACGCCTGTAAATTGCCAACAAGAAGGATGGAAAGAATATGGGATATACCATTAAATAAATATTTGAAAAAAGATTTTATATGAAAACACTATATAAATCAATCATAGAGACCGCAGAGCAGGCAGGGATAAAAGTACTTTCAGATGCACGCTGTTGCCAGCTACTGGCGTGGGTATTGGAGATAGGAGGTTATACAGAGGAAAGTACTCATAATTTCAAACTTAATCAAGATATTCATATAGCGCAAAAACGCCTGAATATATTAGGAGGAGAAACACCTAATACTGAACTGATAACCATATTTCAGAAGTATCATTCAGAACTGCTAAACTTTTTAAACAAAAAGACCAAAAAACCTCAATGGCTAATAGACTTTGAAAATTACTATAAATTAAAACCTTACAAAAATAATTAACAACCTGATTTGAGAGGAGATTGAGTGCGCATAAATCTTTATCAAATCTCTAATTTCAAATCAAAATGAATGAGTATCAAGAATTTTTAAAATCAAAGGAGCGAAAGACAATAGAAGCGGGTTTTGAACTTCCTAATGAAGAATTAAACCCCAACCTATTCGACTTTCAGCGTTACATTGTGAGCAAGGCACTGAGAATGGGACGGTATGCCATATTTGCCGATTGCGGACTTGGAAAGACCTTAATGCAATTAGAATGGGCACATCAAGTAAGTAAACACACTCAGAAGCCAGTACTAATACTTTGCCCTTTGGCGGTAGCCTATCAGACCATACAAGAGGGGCGGAAGTTCAGTATTGAGGTGCAAAAGTACCACGATAACGAACCATTACAAGGCGTGTATATCAGCAATTACGAGCAGTTGGATAATATCAATACCGCTCAATTCATAGGTGTAGTGCTTGATGAGAGTTCAATACTGAAGAACTTCACCGGCAAGTATAAAAACCAACTCATCAAAGAGTTTAAAAACACTCCTTACAAATTATGCTGCACCGCTACTCCAAGTCCTAACGACTTGAACGAAATAGGTAACCACTCCGAGTTCCTTAACGTATTAGATGCTCAGGATATGCGTGCTAAGTGGTTCGTGCGTGGTGAGGGTATAAACAACTACCGATTAAAAGGACACGCTACTAATGACTTCTATGGGTGGATTAGTTCGTGGGCTACTATGCTTACCAAACCCTCTGACATAGGATTTAGTGCTGAGGGGTACGAGTTGCCTAAACTCAATTACATCGAAAAGGAAATACAGACTCAAAAGCGTGATAATGGTATGCTTTTCAACCCTTACTCGGTGAGTGCTACCGAATTCCAAAAAGAATTGCGTAACACGCTTGACCAGCGATTGGAAGCAGTAGCCGAGATTGTAAATAATTCAGAGGAAGCGTTTATCATTTGGGTAAATCAGAATGAGGAGGAAAAGAAAGCCCTTGCGCTTATACCCGATGCAGTAGCAGTGAATGGTAACGAAAAAACAGAAGTCAAAGAAAAGAAATTACTCGGCTTTGCTAATGGTGAATTTAGGGTGCTGGTAACCAAAAAGAAGATAGCTCAATTCGGTATGAACTTTCAGAATTGCCACAACCAAATATTCGCAAGTCTCGACTTTTCATTCGAGGGGACATATCAAGCCGTCAGACGCTCCTATCGCTTTGGACAAACAAAAGAAGTAAATATCTATTTCATAACTACAGACACAATGGAAAACGTAAAACAAACTCGTGAACGCAAAGAACAACAATTTAAGGAAATGCAGGCTCAAATGAATAAATTCATCAATGGCAACGCCTTCGGACTACTCAACTCCTACGAGTTTAAAGAAGTAAAAACGCCTAACTATTGGCTGATGAAAGGCGACAGCTGCATAGAGATTAAGCGCATTCCTGATAACTCAGTAGATTTAATCATATTCAGCCCCCCGTTTAGTTCCTTGTTTACCTACTCAAACTACATTCACGATATGGGTAACAACGAAAGCCACGAGGACTTTTTTAAGCAATATACATTCCTTTTGCACGATTTGTATCGTATCCTAAAACCAGGGCGATTAATGGTTTGCCATACCAAAGATTTGGCTGTATATAAGAACTCAAGCGGCTATACGGGGCTGTATGACTTCACAGGCGACCACCATAGAGCGGTGGAAGCGGTAGGATTTAAATACCACTCAAAGGTGAATATCTGGACCGACCCCGTATTGGAAATGCAGCGCACCAAAACACAACGCCTGCTATATAAACAACTTCGCAAGGATAGTAGTTATACAGGCGTAGGGCTGCCCGAATATTGTACCATATTTCGCAAGTGGGAAGGCGATGAGGAAACTTGGACACCGATAAACAACAAGAATAAAAACAACTTCCCCTTAGAGGTTTGGCAACATTGGGCGTCCCCTACGTGGAATGTAGAGAAGGGCGATATTGAACACCTTCACGAAGTAATGGAAGATTACAAGGTAAATACGTGGTTTGATATTAAGCGTACCGATGTACTCAATGGCAAAAAAGAGGCTATCGATTTAGGCGATGAAAAGCATATTGCTCCGCTACAATTATCAGTCATCAAGCGTTGCGTGCAGATGTGGAGCAATAAGGGCGAAACTGTATTTACCCCCTTCTTAGGGATAGGCAGCGAAATATACGAAGCAGTTAGTTTAGAACGCTATGGTATAGGGATAGAACTCAAAGACAAGTACTTTGAAACCGCTGTTAAGAATGTAAATACAATAACCGAGAAACAACGACAATTAACGTTATTCTAAATACATCATTCATTTGTCTCCCCTTGTCTTTGGCGTCCAGAGAGCAAGTTAAGAGCAAGGGGAGTTTTTTTAAACATTAAAAGTAATGGCAAGACCAAATAAACAAGGATTAGATTATTTCCCTTTGGACGTTGGGATCTTTGAAAACGATAAGATGTTGGCTATCTCGGGGGAGTTCTCTGTAAAAGGAGAGATAATCGTGTTGCGGCTACTTTGTGAAATATACCGTAATGGGTATTTTGTGGAGTTTTCGGAACTTTTAAAAAACAAATTGGCAAGGCTCGGCGGATTATCTGGTGGGCTTGTTGATGAGGTTGTTAGGAAACTTGTTAAATATGAGTTCTTCGATGGATTTGTATTTAGTGAGTATAATATACTAACAAGTAAAAACATTCAAAAGGTTTATTTAGAAGCTTCAAAAAGACGTAAAGATATTGATTTATCGCAATATTGGCTGTTAGACGAGATTAATGTATACATTAACTCACCTTCAAGTAAGATTAATGCGCACATTAATGCGCAAAATAAAGAAAAAGAAAGTAAAGTAAATAATATTTCTCTTTTAGAAAAAGAGAAACAGAAAAGCGTGTGTGTCGATTTTAGCGAGGGAGAAAAAAAAGAACAGCCTTTAAACACTGAAAAAGAAACCTCCCCCCAAGTTGCGCCCGCCCCCCCTCCTTTCAATTTCAGAAAGGCAATGCTTGCGGAAGGTTTTGCTCCCGAACTTGTAGATGAGTGGCTAAAAATACGCAAGGCAAAGAAAGCTGTTAATACCGAACGAGCGTTTAATAACTTCATCAATCAGGTACGGCTAACAAATCAGGATATAAACGCGATACTGAGTATCATAGTTCAAAAGCAATGGAAAGGTTTTGAGGCTGACTGGCTACATAACACACAATACCATCAACCAATCGCTAACAATCAGATCATCATAGACGAAAATGGAAAAATCATTACAAACGCTGAACCGTACAGACAACAGTCCACAGTCAGCAAACCTCCGTATTTTGCAGGAAGACAAACCCTTGAAAATATTAGAAACAATAGTCAAGGCTGGGGCGCTCACATCGTTGGAGATAGCTAAAATAGGACACCAATTTTTACGAATTAGAGAATACAATCGTAAGGAAGTAAGGATACAAGAAGCATTCGGTTATCTATTCACTCGCATTGCTACTCTTGTAGGACTTAAGGGAGAAATCGACCCTATTCAGAAGCAGGAGATATGGGACGCTGTTTTTGAAAAATTCGCAGGATTGTCTTTTCAAGAGATATATAAAGCCTTTCAGATGGATAGAAGGGGGGATTTTGGTGAAATAACTAATCCTTATCAGTTTTTTGACTCGTCCTACGTCTGTACGGTTTTAGGAAAATATCGCCAATGGCTGCAAGACACTCAGCGAGCGCATAACATTAACATTTCACAATTACCCGAAAAACAAAATACAATGACAGAAGAGGAAAAAGAAAAAAACGTTCTTCGCTGGCTCAATGAGCATTTTGAGGAGTACAAGGAAACAAAGGAACTGCCTATGTTATCCGTGCCTATTTATGATACACTCTATCAGCGAGGTATATTACAACCTTATTTTGCCACACTCACTGAAAAGGATAAGCAGCTAATGCGAGCGGAAACCGAAAAGCGACTCCGACAAGAGCAAAATAAGGCAAAAGATAAGCAGGAATATAGTGCTATTAGGGCATTGATAGAGCATTTTCAAAACAGCACCAATGACCCTGACGGAAAAATAAGGAGGTTCAAAAAAGAAGATACTTTAAAATTCTTTTACAATCACCTCATTACACAAGGCAAAGAACTTTCGGAATTACTAACACCTAAAGAACAATGAAAATTATAGACCTTTTTAGCGGTATTGGAGGCTTTTCACTCGGATTTCAGCGCGCAGGCTTCCATTTTACAGAGCACTATTTTAGTGAAATAGATAAACACGGAATAGCTAATTATAAACACAATTTTCCAAATGCGAAACACATCGGAGACATTACAACTATTCAGCCCGCAGACATTGCAGGAGCAGACATTATCACTTTTGGTTCGCCTTGCGTCGATTTCTCAATTGCTGGAAAGCGTGCCGGACTCGCAGGCGCAAAAAGTAGCCTTATCCAATACGCAATTGCCCTCATTGCTGACATCAGACCAAGTGTATTTGTCTGGGAGAACGTTAAAGGCGCTTTCAGCTCAAACTCTGGCGCAGACTTTTGGGCAATTCTCCAAGCCTTTGCCAACATTGGGGGTTATAGACTTGAATGGCAATTGCTTAATACAAGCTGGCTACTACCCCAAAATCGCGAGCGAATATACCTTATCGGACATCTTGCAGGACGAAGTATCCCAGGAGTATTTCCTATCACAGAAAATGATTGCGCACCTCGAAAAGAAAAAACATACCAATTTCAAGCCAAACTTAGTGGAACACTCAAAGACAACGGCAATATGAACGCCGATGATACCTATATCATTCCTAAAATCGCAAGCACTCTTACAGGAGGCGGACATTCAGGAGGCTTGCACTCTGATATGACGGTAATACGTCAACTCCCACGAGGCAAAAATAAAGGTGCAGACCTCAAAATTTGCCCTACCATATCAAGTAACGCCTTTCAAGAGAATAACTTATTGGGTGGCATACGTAGATTAACCGAGATAGAATGCGAACGCTTGCAAGGTTTCCCAGATAACTGGACACAATACGGCAACTACAATGGCAGAATAAGGCGCATTTCAAAAACACAACGCTACAAGCTCATCGGTAACGCTGTAACCGTGGATATAGTAACAATGATAGCAAAAAGATTAAAAATTACAACCCAATGAAGAAACAATCATTAAAAGAACAAGAAGCTGTCGAGTTATTCGAGTACGCAGCGCGCAACCTCATCAAGGAATTTTGCCGCAAGCAAGACCTACAATTTGAATTTGACAATTACGATATTGAAATAGGCGTTGCATGCTTATCGGATTACTTCTTCAATATCGAGGATATATACTATGATATGAAGCATAACAAGCCCAAAGGAAAAATACTGCAATGGTACGACTACCGACTAATGCACAACTCAAATATCAATTACCACTCCTACTGTATGGGTATGAGAGAAGAATTAAAAAAGCAAAACAAATGAGCACCTTACATTTAACTTTAAAAAAGAAATGGTTTGATATGATACTCTCGGGGGAGAAAACAGAAGAGTATCGAGACATCAAACCGTATTACAACATTCGCCTTATCGGAAAAGAGTACGATACTGTTGTCTTTAGAAATGGTTATGCTCGTGATGCCCCAAGCCTCACCATAGAATTAAAAACAATACGCTTTGGCACAGGCAAACCCGAATGGGGCGCAGAAGCCAATAAGAAGTACTTCGTACTATACTTGGGAAAGATTATTAACAAAAAAAATATCAATAAATGAAAAAAGAAATTAAAGAGGGAGCGTTTATATATTGCTCTAAGGATAATGCGCCATATAACCTTATAGGGGTTATTACTGAAGATGGTTTGAACTTATTTCTAAAATTAATAAGAGATTGCTTCGTATTTGAAGGAGTAAGGGCTGACATTAGAGAAGTTTATGATGTAACTACATCACTTATTATGTATAAAGAAACAGAGTTTAAGAACTTGAAGTTTAAATTAGAATTCAAGTCAACAGAAAACAATTCAGAAAAGGTATGTATATAAGAAAAACCTATCTTTTAACAAATAATTAAACAACAAATGAGAACAATCAAAGATTTAACCGTAAAAGTAACCTACACTGTAGGTTTATAAGATGTAGAAGTACCTGAAGAGGTAGCCAAACAATTAGAACAAATGGCAGATTATGGATTTTCCATTTGTGATAGTGAAATAAACAAATTTCCTGAAGCTTTTAACTGGCTCAGTGATAATATAAGTGAGGATGATGCCCTCTACTGGGAATATGAAGTAGAAATTGACTAATAACATTAAAATCACAAAGAAAATGAGAACAATCCAAGAACTCGTACCCCTTATTCATCAGTGGGCAAAAGAAAGAAAAATCTATGAACAATTAACGCCTTTTGATGAACTCCTCAAAACCCACGAGGAAGTAGGCGAACTTATCAAGGCGTGTTATGATAACGACAAACCCGCTATTCAGGACGCTATAGGCGATGTAATGGTAACACTTATTAACTACTGCTATAAGGAAAGAATAGACGTATTAGAACAAATCAATGATGTTTTGAATTTTGAAGGAAAGCGATCAGATAGCAAAGTGGTGTTATCATTAAGCATACAAGATAGTTTAACTCGTCTAATGCACGCTAATTTTAGATTGTTAGGGATAGGAGAAGAAACACCCTTTTTGTATTTTTATGAAATCATTACTATAATTGGTTATTTAGATGATATAGCTTTCTTAGAAAACACCACCCTTGAAGAGTGCCTAAACATCGCCTACAACGAAATCAAAAACCGAAAAGGAAGAATTATTAACCGTAAATTTGTAAAAGATGAAAAATAAAAAAGTAACAATTAACGAATTAGGAATAACAGTGAGATACCAAGTTGTATTTAGTGGAGAAGTTACTGAAAAAGTAGCACAGCAATTACAAGCTATGTACCAAGAAGATATGGTATATAGTGAGGAAGATGACCCAATCACCAATCACCCCTACGAAGAAGCTATAGAACTCGTTGCCGATGTAGGTTATAACGGAGTATCGTCTCGTTACACCTACGAAATCGACAGCTTAGAATTTTCAGAAGAAGAATCTGATGAAGAAGAATAACCCTAAAAACAACAAGAAAATGAATACACAAAAATACCCCACTTGGCTTGTTCCTATTGACATCGCCAAAGAACTCAAAGAAATAGGTTTTGATGAACCTTGTACGTTTGCTATTAATTACACACAATATATAGAGCCATTCCTTGTTCAACACCGTAATAAAGGTTATAATGCAGTATTTTATGGTGAGGTTAGAATGTTAAAATATGAAACGCTTGACAAGGATTTATTAGACAAGATTGCAATTATCCCCACTTGGGAACAAGTATTTGAGTGGTTCAGAGAAAGAGAATATGAAAGTTACATTAAATTAGAGAGTCATTCTCATTTCGATGAAGGTAATTACTATTATTTTGAAATTACAAATTCTAATCTATATAATATATCTCAATTAGATTGGAAAGGTGATTTTGATGATTACAATGAAGCTCGTGAAGCCCTTGTAAAAGCACTCATACAAACTTATAAACAAGAGCAATTAAAATGAAAATCTACATATCAGAAAAAATCAGCGGTACAGACCTAACAGAAACCCGCAAACGCTTTGCCGCCGCAGCCAAAGCAATGAAAAGATTAGGCTATGAACCCGTGAATCCATTAGATAACGGACTATCAGAGCAAGACACTTGGGAAGCGCATATAGTCAAAGACATTGCCACACTGCTACAATGCAAGGCTATCTATATGCTACAAGACTGGCAAGAAAGCAAAGGCACGCGTATCGAGCATTATATTGCTATCGAAATAGGACTACCTATAATGTACGAAATAGAAAAGTTATAAATATAACAAAATAATTTTCAAACAAAGACGGGCAAAATGCTCGTCTTTTTGCGTTTTATAGGGTATGATAGTCAGGCGATTGCCGTTTTGCAATGTTAAAATGCAATGTTAATAGTAACGTTGCAAAATATTGATATACAAAAAGTTACAACAAAAAATATTAGGAATTATTTAAATCATTCCGTACCTTTGCACCGTTAAACTAAGAAATACAAAAAATGGAATTATCAATACCTACACAACAAGGAATTACTACAAAGAAAACCATTACAAGCCTTGAACTTGTGGAACAAATCAACCTTTTTAGAAAAGAAGAAGGTAAGGATGTAGAACTACAGCATAAGACTATGCTGGCTATTATTCGAGATGAATTTGAAGAGGAAATAGGTCAGCAAAAAATTTTGCCGACCTCATATAAAGACCAATGGAACAGAGAACAACCGATGTTTGAACTCACTATCGCGCAAGGAAAGCAAGTCTTATTAAGAGAGAGTAAATTTGTACGTAGGCACGTAGTAGCTTGGTTAGAACGCTTTGAGGAAGCTAATAAGCCAATGACAGCGGGTGAAATATTAATGGCTCAAGCACAAGGAATGATAGCATTAGAGAAAGCACAACAACTACAAGCGCAACAAATAGCCTTGCAAAATGAACGCCTTATCAAAATAGAAGCTAAAATCACCACTAAAAATGAAGATTACTTTACTATATCAGGATATAGTAATATAATAGGCAAAAAAGTACCCTTACAAACAGCTATCGTGTTAGGAAGAAAGGCTGCTAAAATATGCGTACAAAGAGATATACCAATGGGTAATGAATACGATGCAAAATATGGATTTGTGAAAAGTTACCCTACTGAAGTATTAAGAGAAGTTTTTGAAACAAAATAACCCACTATGAAACACCAAGAAAGCACACTCCAAACCGCCTGCGTTCGTTGGTTTAGATACCAATACCCACACCTCATCATTTATGCCGTTCCTAATGGTGGCAGTCGCAACGTTCGTGAAGCACAACGCCTCAAAGCAGAGGGCGTATTGGCGGGAGTTGCTGACTTGGTAGTACTCCTCCCCCAAGGTAAAAGCATTTATATCGAGATGAAAGTAAAAGGAAATCGCCAAACAGACAATCAAAAAGACTTTCAGAAGAAAGCCGTCGCACTGGGACATACATACGTTGTATGCTACACCTTTGAGGAATTTCAAAAAGTGATAGAAGATTTCATCAGCTTACACAATTATTTTGCCCCAAAGATTGAGGGCTTTAAAAGAAGAATATAATGTATAACCCCTAATAAAAAATACTATGATATTAAAAGAAATACATCAATCTGTAGAAACCATAACTGGACAGCCATTAAGTACCATTGAGAACAAAAAGCTATTTTGTGGGTTAGCAAGGAAACACGACACAACTGTTTCACAGCACCAAATAGCTAAGTATCTACAAGTACCGTTGTCTAATATATCCTATTATCTCAAACAACATACGATATTGAGTAAAAATGTAGGATATAATTACATCTTCAAAAAAATAGAAAGCGACCTTATTCAGCGTTGCAAACAGTCATAATTTATTCTTTTTTCAATTGGTTTTGCTACCGCCCCTAATGTTATAATTAGAGGCGGTAGATTTTTTATATAAATTCCATTACTACACAAAAAGAGTTATTCATCAACATCTTTTGTATCCTCCTGCTGAAACCGCTCTTTTAGCTGCATACTATCCGCCTCCTTACGTACGAGATACTCAATAAGGTTCGCTTGCGACATTCCTTTTTTGTCAGCTAATTCTTTGAGGAGCGTTATAAAACTATCTGATACTCTAATGTTTAAAGCTTTACCTTTTATTCTTTCTCTTGCCATTTTAATTATAAATAATTGATTACGACGCAAAAGTACAATGTATTATTATAAGTATATACATTAAACTTTACATTTAACAAAACTTTAACATTAAAAACTTGCAAGTATTGTAAAATGTATATACCTTTGCACCGTCAAATAATAAGAACAAGTAATAACATTAAACACATTAATAGTATGAAAGCGTTAAGCAAAGAACAAGCAATGTATTATTTACTAATAATAAACCCCATTAATGAAATATTAGAGGGTTTAAATCAAAACAAATTTAATGATAATAGTATATTATATTTAAATCAAAAATTAGAAATATACACTAATAACCTTCTAAAAATACTTAATATAAACTTTAGGGTAGGCGAAAAAATTGAAGGCAAAATGAATGACTATAACAAACAACGTTTTATTAAATATTTTTCTTTTATAAAAGAAAAATTTACTGAATTTATGTAGCAAAAACAGACCTAAGCAAGTCTTTAAACTGCTTTCAAACTCAATTTAATAATCTTTTAAATCAATATAAAAATGAAAGCATTAAACAAACAACAAGATGTACAAGTATATTATGAATGGTGCTATAATAATTATGAAGTACGCACCAAGTTAGAACTCAAAGGTCGTGGTATAAAAAAATCAGAATATACAGAAGGTGTTTATTTTGTAACACCCAAAGCACTTGAAAAACTTGAAGAAAAATACACTTGCGCTCGTTATGATATTCATTCGTTAAACAACTAATCGCAACGCCCTGAGCAAGGCGCAAAAAGGCTCAATACCTTAGTAATAACCTTAAAACACTATATCAAAATGAAAAATACCGATAAAAAAACAGTCTTTTACCTTGCTTGGCAGTTTGCACGCCAAACTGGTTTATCATTCAGTGAATGCCTCAAAAAAGCGTGGGCAAATATCAAACTCAAAGCTAAAATGAGCACCCAGATAGTACGCTTTTATTTTCAAAAAGTAGACGGATCAACTCGTGAAGCGTGGGGTACATTACGCCCCGATTTGCTACCCCAAACCGAGCACTCTCAACGCAAAAGCAATAATACTGTACAAGTATATTTCGATACCGAATGCCACGAGTTTCGCTGTTTTAAGAAGTTCAACCTTGTAAGTATCGCATAAAATCACTATTTTTGCAACAAATAACGCCTTTCTAAAAAATTACTAACTTTTTACTAAATCACAAAAGCGTTATATAGCAACAATCGCCGTACCTTTGCCCTACCAGCGGGGTAGAGCAGTAGGCTAGCTTGCGTGTTTAACTTGCACGAGGTCGCTGGTTCGAGTCCAGCCCCCGCAACTAATAAAATATCACAATATGAAAGTATTAACATTACAAATCAAACGCCCTTATTTAGAAGATATTCTATCAGGGGCAAAAACAAAAGAGTATCGTGAAATTCGTCCAAAGAATGCTGATAAGTACGTTATCCAAAATCCAGAGGCAGAAGATGAAGACCAGTGGCTTCAACCAGTAAAGTATGATGCTATTAGGTTTTTCAATGGTTATGCAAGCAACCGTCCTGAAGTACTTATTGAAATCACCAACTCTGAAATTGAACTATCTATTGATGAAAATGGTGAAGAAATCACCTACGAAGAAGATGGTCAAGAGTACATCGAAGCCCAAATGGTTTATACATTAGGCAAGGTGATAAGTAAGAAAAATATTTAATAATCCTTTAAAACATTCAGCTGAGTTAGAAAGACACAAATCCAAAAACAAATCAACAGAACATCGGGTATTAGTAGAGTAGCCCGATATGGTAGAAATCAAAAAGGTCAAGCGTTGTCAGCACAACAACGTAGGCGAAACGTATATGCTGCTGTTAGAAAACAAGCAGGACTTTCAGCGGGTTAATATATGAATATCTACCAACACACACAGCAAGTAATAGACACGGTTAAGGCTAAAACTAACCGTGTTTTGCTATTTTATTCCTGCGGCAAGGATAGTATTGCACTACTACACTGGTGCGCCCAAAACTTCGATGAAGTGGTATGCGTATTTATGTACTTTGTAAAAGACCTTGAACATATCAATAAATTCATAAACTTCTCAAAAAAGCAATACCCTAACATCTCATTTATACAGCGTCCTCATTACGCCCTTACTTATATCAATAAATCAGGGTTATTCTGTACCCCTCAAAATACACGTATACTCAAACTATCAGATATTATACAATCAGTACGCCTCGAAACACAAATTGAGTACGTATTCTTAGGAATGAAACAATCCGATAGTATGAATAGGCGTATAATGTTACGACAATACGAAATGCAAGCCATTTCACCTACAAAACTCGTGTATCCTTTTTCTCTATGGAAGGACAAAGATGTATTGCGATACATCAGTAATAATCGATTACCCAAACCCATACAATACAGCAATAAAAAAAGTAATGGGATAACCTTTGACCTCGATGTATATCTATACCTACGTGAGCATTACCCTAATGACTTGCAGAAAATATTAGATGTTTACCCATTATCTGAAAAAATACTATTTGATTATGACCAAAAAAACAAAAACACCCAAGGAACTATATAAGCAAAGTGAAACGATCACCATACAACGTTCACAAATAAACTTTGCCCCTTTCAATCCTAAAAGGCATACAGACGAGCAAATAGCACAAATGCGTAAAAACATCAAAAATGTAGGATTTTTAGGAGGCATTATTTGGAATGAACAAACCTCAAACCTCGTAGATGGGCACAAGCGAGTAATGTCCCTTGATATTATCCACAAGTACGATGGTACACCCGAAACTGACTACACAATCAAAGTAGAAAAAGTGTCTTTTGACCTTAAAACAGAAAAGGAACAAAATATATTTCAAACGCGCTCGCGTACCGAACTTGACGAAGAACTAATGAGATCACTTATTCCTGATATTGATTACCTCAATGCAGGGCTTGATGATTATGACCTCAATCTATATGCAGTCGATTATTCTTCCTTTGAAGTACCCGACCTATCACAAGCTATAGAAGATACATACGCTCCCATAAAGCAAGAAAAAGACATTGAGCGAGAAATATCCAATGAAGAGAAAAAGCAACAAGTCAAAGAAGCAAAAGAAGCTATCAAACAACAAGCTATTGAAAAAGCCCAAAATTTAGATGCTTACGTAACGCTTTCCTTTGATAACTGGAAAAACAGAGAAGCCTTTATGCTCCGTATGGGGTTTGACCCTGAATTTAAAATGATAAAAGGGGAAACACTATCGGCAAAGGTAGAACGCATAGACTAATAACATTTAATAACTTTTGATATGAAACCCCGTAAGAAAATAGATAACGAAAAATACACCGATGAGGAACTAAAACAAGCCCTTATCAAAGCCAACGGACAACCTACTAAGGCAGCCGAAATACTTGGTGTTACCTATCCATCTGTATATGGGCGTATTCGTAAAAACCCAGAATTGGAAATCGTCCAAAAAGCATATCGAGCGCGTACATTCAATGATGTATCTAACTTGGTATCTGTTATTGCTATTATGGGCGTTATCCGTGAACCTCTCACTGATGAAGAAGGTACGGTAATACCTAATCAATTCCGTGAAGTGCCAGTAGACTACAAAACACGAATGACCGCAATGCAAACTGTACTATCCACTTTCAAAACCGATGAAGGTATAAAAGAGGAAGTTTCTGTACAAGGTTCTATCGACATCGCTCAGTGGCTCAAAAGCAATAGCAAAAGTAATGATTAAAACACAACCCGTATATAATCCCCTATATCTGAATAAAGATAAGTTCATTATCATACTTTCAGGAGGTCGAGGCAGTGGCAAGTCGTACAACGCATCTACCTTTTTGGAACGCTTATCTTTTGAAGCGGGGCATAAGATACTATTTAGCCGTTATACTATGGTATCAGCCCATAGTTCTATTATCCCAGAGTTTGAGGAAAAGATAGAAGCAGAAGGTACACAAGCGTATTTTAATATCACCAAAACAGCTATCAAAAACACCTTTTCAGGTTCTGAAATACTCTTTAAAGGTATCAAAACTTCATCAGGTAACCAAACGGCTAACCTTAAATCATTACACGGTATTACCACATTCGTAGGTGATGAAATGGAGGAATGGATATCAGAAGAGGACTATGAGAAACTAATACTTTCAATCCGTCAAAAAGGCAAACAATTGCGGGTTATACTCATTCTGAACCCCTCCAATGCCGAGCATTTCATTTATAAGAAGTACATTGAAAAAACGCATAAAATAGTAAATATTGACGGTGTAGAAGTACAAATATCCACCCACCCCGATGTATTGCATATTCATACTACCTACTTTGATAATAAAGAAAACCTCAATGAGCAGTTTTTTAAGCAGATTGATGAAATCAAAACCCAAAGCCTCGCACAAGCCAACGATGAGCAAGGCAAATTCAGTCAGTCCTTGTTCAATAAAACCAAATACGCACAAAAAATCATAGGACGCTGGGCTGATGTATCCGAAGGGGTTATATTTACCGATTGGGAGATTGGAGCATTTGACACCTCATTACCTTACGGGTACGGACAAGATTACGGATTTAGCATTGACCCTGATACACTCATCAAAGTAGCCGTGGATAATCGTAGCAAAATCATCTACATTGATGAAAAATACTATAACAACAAACAATTATCCTCTGATGGGCTTTACCAGCTTAATAGCACTTTGATAGACCGATCCGATGACCTTATCGTAGCCGATAGTGCCGAGCCTCGGCTGATTGCAGACCTAAGAGACAAAGGGCTAAATATTGAACCTTGCGAAAAGGGAGCAGGAAGCGTATCGGCAGGTATTACTACTATGCTCAATTATAAGTTAGTGGTAACACCTAATAGCTTCAACGTAATGAAAGAGTTAAAAAATTACGCTTGGAACGATAAAAAAGCAGGTATCCCCATAGATAACCACAACCACGCTATAGATGCTATCCGTTACATCACAATGAAGCTACTAAGTGGAACAAATAACAACCTATATCAACTCGCCTCAATGATTTAAAAAATATAGCAATATGAACGAACAATCTATTACACAAGAAGAATTTAAAACAAACGCTACAACTGTAGATATTGAGCCTTACAAACGCCAGTACGATGTAAAAAAGCACGATATATTCCAAAACAAACACAAATATCCTGACCAGTCTATTTTGATACCAATCACAGATGAAGAGGGTAATCCTATGTTAGATGTTAACGGAAAGGAACGTTTTAGAAAAAGTTATCGCGCTCTCAATCGTGTAGGATTACCTTACCAAAAACGTATTGTAGATATTGCCACGATGTTTCAAACCGCTATCCCTTACAAGTACACCGCTGAGGATAGTCCACTATTTACTGCCTTTCAGTCAGTTATCAAGGCTAATAAAATGAACTTTTCAGACAGCAAAATATGTACAGAGGTAAAACGTTATACGCAAGTAGCTGAATTATGGTATTTAGAAGAGCAAGTTAATGAAAAATATGGCGTAAAATCCGACTTTTTGTTGTACCACAAAATACTATCCCCCGAAAAATATAACCTATACCCTCGCTTTGACGACAATGATAACCTAATATCATTTGGAGTTGAAAGCACAAGTAATGACGGTAAAAAAAATATATTCCAAGCCTTCACTGCTGAGTTTATATATACTTTCACTACTGAAAACGGACAAACTACTACCGAAGTGAAAAAAAATATCATCGGTAAAATACCAGTGGTATTGTACCAGCAAGATAAACCCGAATGGGATGCTGTACAGCACCTTATTGAGATTGCCGAAGTACAACGTACCTACTTCTCTGAAAGTAACAGAAAATTTGGCGAACCTATTCTAATGATAGCAGGCAAAGTCGAGGGGAAAATGTCAGGTAACAACACGGGCGGTAAAGTCTTTGAAGTAAAAGATGGTGGAAACGTGCAATTCGTCGTACCTCCTAATGCTAATGAGAGTTTCGACAAAGAAATGAGTATGAACCGCCGTGATATACACGAGTTCTCACACACCCCCGACCTTTCTGATGAGTTCTACGCTGGCAAAGGCAATATGCTATCAGGCGTAGGGCGCAAACTCGCTTGGCTACCCGCACACCTCAAAGTGAAAGACAATGAGGCTATATTCATACCCGCCCTACAAAGGCGTATCAATATCATTTTAGCCTTCCTTTCAAAAATGTATTTGCCATTCGAGAAAGAACTGAAAGATATAGATATTACCCCCATCATCACCCCTTTCGATATTGATGATGATACCGAAATGATACGTACCCTTACAGAAGCTAATGGTGGCAAGCCCCTTATATCACAGCGTGAAGCAATGCAGCGCTTCGGTATCACCGACCCTGAATCCCAATTACAGCAAATCAAAGACGAGGAAAATAGCAACCTCAATGAAGCAAGTATCTAATGAACTATGATGATCAACATAGAAAGCACCTAATGGCATACCTACAACAGATAGAACGATTGTTTTATCAGCTTGTAGGTACAGCCGTTTTTATAGCCCTCAAAACAGATTATAAAGAAATCATCGCAAGTACATTATTCTCATTTGCTACTACCAAAAAGGGGAAATCCTTTGAAAAGGAATTAGCTAATTTCAGCAACCAATTAGACCAAATCATAAAGCAAGGTATCACCAAAGAATGGGCATTTGCCAATATCAAGCAGGATAAGCTACTAAGAGAAGTACTAACTAAATACAAAAACCTCGAAGCCCTCGAAACATTCAAAACACGTAAGATTAAAGATTTTACCGTTTCCGACCGTGTATGGGACATTGCTAAAAAAGCACAAACAGAATTAGAACTCGCCTTATCTGTTTCCTTAGAGGAGGGTAAAAGCGCGGTACAGTTAAGCCGTGAGATACGCAACCTATTGAACAATCCTACCGCCCTATTTCATAGAGTTAGGGACAAATATGGTAACCTTGTACTAAGTAAGAACGCCCAAAACTATCACCCTGGGCAAGGAGTGTATAGAAGTGCCTACAAAAACGCTTTGCGACTTGCAAGTAATGAGATTAATGTAGCCTATAAGTCCGCTGATTGGTTACGGATACAGCAAAACCCTGATGTAGTAGGCTTTGAAGTACGCCTATCCCCACAGCACAAAGTCTATGATATGTGCGATGAACTCAAAGGCAAATACCCCAAAACATTCCACTTTCACGGCTGGCACGTAGGCTGCAAGTGCCATATAGTGAGTATTCTCAAAACACCCGATGAACTCATCAAGGAATTAAAAGCTGATGAAGAATTACCCCCCGAAAGTTCATCTAATTACGTAGGTGATGTGCCGAGTAATTATAAGCAATGGGTAACAGATAACAAAGATAGGTTCAAGAATTGGAAAACAAAGCCTTATTTTATTGAGGCTAACAAAGGTGTTATAGTGCCAACAATGAATGATGATATTATTCTAAAGAGCAGATATAATAACATTACATTTTCAGAAAAATATAAAGGTAAGAGAGGGGGAATTGTAGAAGTGTTTAATAATGGTAAACAGAGAAAACAAGAGTACAATAAAAATCTAAATGCACTAAAAATACTCGCTGATACGGGAGAAAGATATAGAATGCTTCCTATTATAGAAGATGGAAATAAAAACCCAGATGCATTTAACCTAAAAACTAAAAAATATACTGATATAAAAATTGCAGAAAGTACTAATGCTAAAAATATCATTCAAAGCGCAATGAAAGAAGCAAGTAAACAAAAAGCAAGTGAAGTTATAATACATCTACCTATAAAGCCTGATAGTTATAAACAAATGTATAGGTCGTTAAGAAGTAAACTCAATGAAGGACATTATCAATCATTAGAAGTTTTAACAGTTATATACCCTAATAATCAAGTAAAAATATACAACCTTAACAGAATAAGAGAGTATATAAAAAAGACACCTCAAATATAATTGCGCATTATATTTGAGGTGCTGGGGGTGCGGTCTATAGTGGCACGAAGCCACGTACCTCACCTTGTAAAGTTCATAAATACCCTTTACAACACCGCAAAGATACAACAATATTTTTAAATAGCAAAAAAGACAATGAAAATAAACAACATCAACATACAAACCACTTACAGCACTTACTTGTTAGATAGCAATTACAAAGACCTTCTTTGCTTTCCTCCTCTCAAAAAACTATTTTCCAACGATTGGGCTGAGTACTATGGTAAAGAGTACGACACCGATAGCCCTAAACTCGATACCATTCAGATCACTTTATCATTTTTTAGTGAAGCAAACCAGTACGAACCATTCATCAACTTTCTTACGGCTCAAACTTACAATACATTCCACTTTGAAGAACTCAATAAAACATTTCAACTTCGATTAGTATCAGTAAAAAAAGCCAAAAAAGAACAAACATACATCAGCTACGATATTACTTTTGCTTCCGATTTTCCTTTGGAAGGTTATACCTATACCGCCCCCAATGCTACACTACCCATTTCAGGCTTTACCATTGACGATATAGATATATCCAAATATGGCATTTATCTACTTGAAGAAAACCAAAATACACTCCTAAAAGATTACGAGGTAAAAGAACACCTCACTATCAATAATACAGCCATTAGTGGCGTACAATATGCAGAGCATTCTAACGTATTTAAAGAGCGTACCATTGAACTACATTGCTACATTTCTCAACCTATTAGCACATTTTGGCAACTATACGAATCCTTTTTGTATAACCTCTCCAAACAAGGCGAACGGGTGATAAAATACAGTACATTCCAACCTCAAAACGCTATCTACCAAAAAGCAAGTGTTAAGAATGTTTTTCTTATCCAAAGCACCCTAAAAGTAGAATTTACTATCACTTTCGTACTCACTTAACGCCGTTCCAAATATTTACTAATTTTTTACTAAACCACTATAGCAGTGCAAAGGAAAGTCCCTCTTACCTTTGCACTGTATTATTATTGTACCAATGAAACTCAATTTTAACGCTACATATATAGAAATACTCCCTACTGATGAGAGTTATCGTTACCGCTCTATAATGGGCGAGCATACGCTTACCTTATATTTTTCACTATCCACATATACCGACATTCCAACTGGTGCGTGGTGCGAGTTTGCTAATGAGCGTTATACTCTTAACCAACCTGCTAAAATCGTAAAACATAATACACAAAACTTTGAGTATACCCTCACTATGGACAGCGAGGGCGCAAACCTCAAAAACTACAAATTTCGCAACCCCAACGATAAGACCCTAAAATTCCCTTTCACCGCCTCACCTCGCTACCACGTGCAAATCCTTGTCGATTGCCTCAATATGATAGATAGCGGTTGGCAAGTAGGTAACTGTATAGAAGCCTCCGAAAAACTCGTTTCTTATAACCATAACAACTGCCTCGAAGCGTTGGATATGATAGCCAAAGCCTTTGAGACTGAATACGAAATTATCGGCAAAACCATTCATTTGCATAAAGTAGAGTATTTCAAGAACAATCCTCTACCCTTGCAATACGGCAAAGGCAAAGGCTTCAAAACAGGTGTAAGTCGCACTACCGAACAAAGTCGTATCACTCGCCTCTATGTACAAGGAGGAGACCGTAATATCGACCGCTCTAAATACGGTAATAAAGAATTGTTGATGCCTAAATCACAAGAATATGTATATGAGGGGGTAACATTCGTTTCAGATGACAAAGGGCTATCCATAGCAATTAAGAACGCACAAAATAACGGCTTTGTAAATGAGCAAAGCCTCGACCTCTCACACATATACCCCAAACGCAAAGGTACTGTATCAGGTTTTTTTGCAGTAGATATAGATAAACACTTCTACGATATATTCGACGACTCTATACCACAAGCCCTTGATTTCAATGCAATGCAAATCAAAGGCGAAAAAATGCTTATCTACTTTGAAAGCGGTATGCTGTCAGGTAGAGAGTTTGAAGTATCCCATTACGACCACGCTCAAAAACGTTTCCAACTTGTACCCAAAGAAGAAGACGGCGTTACAATGCCTAACGATATTTTCCGCCCTAATATAGGTGATGAATATTCAGTCTACAATATGCAAATGCCTAACGCTTATATCAGCGACAACGCCACAAAGTCAGGCGCAAGCTGGGATATGATGAAAGAAGCGTGCAAATACCTATACGAAAATAGAGCAGACTTATTTACATTCACTGGAGACTTAGACGGAATATGGGCTAAAAAGAATTGGGCAAATGTAGGAGGTCTCTTGAAAATGGGTGCTTACATCAACTTTTCAGATACCGAGTTTCAGCGTACCCCCGTACCCATTCGCATCGTAGGGCTAAAAGAGTATGTAAATAACCCTTACAGCCCACAAATAGAGCTATCTAACAAAGTACAAGGGCATTCTTTTGCTGCTGAAATACGCAAACTCAAAAACCAAGAGGTATATTTTGGAGAACTCAACAAGCGCACACAATCACTAACCAAAAGAAGCTGGCGAGATGCCCAAGAAACTATTAAACAGATAGAAGCCGCCTTTCCTGAATATACCAAAAGTATCGTCCCCGCCACCGTACAAACTATGATGGCTCTTATAGGCAACAAGTCTACCCAGTTCGATTTTGTAGTCTCAAAAACAAACCCAGTAAAAACCCCTCACACACTCTATTTCGATAAAAACACCAAGCAAATCAATGCAGGTAGTGGCTGGCTCAAACATTTCACCCTTGGCACTACCGATATAAACCCCAATCGTGACGTTAATAGCTATAAATATTGGTATATCCCCACTTTCGTATCAGGGCGTTTGGACGATAAAGCCAAAACCTACTACCTCTATATCAAAGCCTCCAAAACCACCGAAACGGGCGAGTTTATCCTATCCGAAAACAAAATAGATATAGAACAAGAAACGGGCTTTTATCATTTCCTATACGCCACTGTTAATTCAGAATACGAAAGTGAACGTGGTATCGCAAAACTTAATGGATTTACAGAAATCACTGGTGGACAAATCAAAACCGATAAGATAACATCAGGAAATGGAGAGCAGTATATACACCTCTTTGATGACCATATAGAAATCAAAGCCAATCTCAAAATAACAGATGGTAACAAAACCGAGATAAAACAACTTGTAAGCCCTGATTTGCTTTCATTAGAGAATAGATTGAAGTCAAGCATTAGAAATATTCAGATTGGTGGACGTAACCTAATCACTGATAGTAAGAACGAGCGTTATAAAGAGTATAAAGGTACGGTAGAAGATTATATCTATTATGGTATAGTAGGAGGTACATTGGAAAAGAATACAACTTATACATTGTCTTTGGAGTACAAGAGCCAAGATTTACGAAGTGTTGATTTGTTTTTTATAAACGAGGGCTTTACTCAAACACCTGTTAAAAATATTCCAAATACTAATGGCGAATGGAAAAGGGAAACTTTTACATTTACTACCCAACCTAATTTAAGTCCAAAAGGTTATATACGTATTGATAACAATGGGAGTGATACAGGTAATGTAACCTCTAAACTTTGGACACGAAATGTTAAACTTGAAAAAGGAAACATCGCAACAGATTGGACACCCGCCCCTGAGGATTTAGAAAGTCAAATATCAACCGCTAAAACCGCTACCGAAGCATACGTACGAGCACAAGCAGAACTCACCAAAGCACAAGCTATTGCAGCAGCAGACGGGAAAATTACAGAAGCAGAGCAAAGACAAATACAACAACTCCAATTGAAACTCCAAGAAGCTAAAAACTTTGCCCAGCAAAAAGTGAATGAGTTGAATATTGGGGGAAGGAATCTAATAAGAGAAACAGCTAATTTTACTTTAAAAGATTTGCCTTTCTATTTACAAGCAAACTATGCAGGTAATGCAGGTATAGTATCTGAAACTTTCAGAGGAAATAAGGTTATTAAACTTATCTATAACTGGCAAGGGTTTCAATGTAGAACGACGTTTGAAAGTAGACCTACAATCATTTCATTTTGGGCTAAAACAAATAAGCAAAATATAAAATTTCATTATATCGTCGGTGTTAGTAAAACTGTTTATTTAGATGGAAATGATTTAATTTCTGATGGTGAATGGCACAGATATACAATATATGGTAGTAATGGTATAGTTACAAATAATAGAGGTGGAAATGGCTTTGTTGAGTTTAGTTGTACCACAAGTGGAAAACATATAGAGGAAGTGTTGGTGTCTTCTTTTAAAATTGAATATGGCAACAAACCCACAGACTGGTCGCCCGCCCCTGAAGACATCGAAAACAAAGTTGCGGACATCCAAACAGACCTTACAACTGCTATCAACAACGCAAAAGCGCAAATTGAAGCTGAAAAAAGGAACATCGAAAACTCAAACGCACGTATCCAAAAACTCGAAAACAAAACACAAATATTTAGCGACACGCAAATAGACGGCAACGTGGTAGCAACGGGTACACTTATAGTAGGGAACACACAAGGTACAAAAGCAGGTATTACGGGTATGGGAATGACTAATGATAGCATACGCTTTTGGGCAGGAGAACCCGACAAAACTCAACCTATAGAAACACCACAACAAGCAGAACAAAGACGGCGACAATCTGCTTTTTTAGTACAAGAAGATGGAACTTTGATTACTAAAAATATAAAAGCAGAAGGAGGAATAATATCAGGTAGATTAAAAATGACGAGTGGGTCTATATATTCAGGAGATTGGGACGAAAGACAAAACAGAGTAATAAGTGGCAGTGCTTATACGGGGTCTGGAGTAATATATAGAGAAGATGAAAATGATATTCAAGCATTCTTTGGTGGAATAGCAAGTAATACTTATACCGCTACAAAATCTCTTTTATCATTATATAGAAATCCCAAAAAACCTAAGGGAGTAGGAAGTATTGGTAAATTTACTGGAGTAAACATATCAATTCCTCCCAATCCTAATGATGTTATAGATACTATTTCTTATGACAATAATCGTGCTCAAATAATCAATGGTGATACAATATCTTTAGGTGCTAACGCTCAATTTGAATACGTTTATAATGGTATTGCTGAAAGTTCTACAATAAAACGTTGGTTAGGAATTACCAATAAATTTGTGTTTAAAGATGTAGCTTCCGACCGTCACATAGTCTATTTGCCTAACTATTTCGAGGTATTAGAAATTATGCGTAAACTCGGTTTTAATCCTATAGGTAGACAAAGTCTTTCATTGTCTTTTGAACTCACCGTAATTATGGGGATGTTCGTGGGAGGTAAAATGATAAGACTACAAGGAGTGTCTTCAGGCTCTATAATAGATAACAATGGAGGTGCTTACAAAGGCGGAGATGGATATATAGATATGGGAAAAGGAGATGTTGTTGTATTGCGCCTATTAGGAGGTGAATATCACGTAGTAAACACACGATTTGAATAAATAAAAATAATCTTAAAATTCAATTAATATGCAAATCATTCACACAAACACCCAAGTTACTGCACAGGAAGATGTGCAAAATGTAACCGTTATGTATTCCTATAATTATGAAAATCAGGATAATCCTACGGTTATATCTTTTTCAGCAACTCGCCAGCAAGATAGTTACCCCTATTTACAAGGCTCTGTTGCTGCTTACGACTTCAATGTCCAAAACTCAAACTTCCAACCCTCAGACATTGAACTATACAAACAAATTCAAGAAAGATGTACCGCTATTATCAACGGCACAGAAAAACCCGAAAAACCTAAAAACAAACAGTAATCAATGGAAAAAATCTTTGTAATTCTATGGATACTACTCGGTATCTACATTCTCGTACTCCTTATGATATTCGCCGACCTTTGGAGTGGCTTGCGCAAAGCAAAGCGTATCGGCGAAACACGAACTTCCTATGGCTATAGGCGTACCATTAGCAAAATGGCGCAGTATTACAACCTGCTCATCGCTGGCAGTATCGTTGATAGTATATATGGATTGCTCTGTTGGTACTTAGAAAACTATTACCAAACCTCGTTGTGGCTATTTCCATTTATCACATTCATTATAGCGTTAGTACTGTGTCTAATCGAAATCAAATCGATACGCGAAAAAGCCGAAGACAAAGTGCGGTTTGACCGCGCAGGACAAGTTGTTCAGCAAGTGTTTATCAATCGTGATAACTTAGAGGAAGTCGCTAAAACCATCTCTAATTATATGAATGAAAAAGCTGAACAAGCTGAACAGTCCGAAACATCTCAAACCTCTAATAACGAATAACAATGACACCAAAAGAATTTATAAAACAGTACAAACCATTTGCCTTGGAAAGCGAAAAGAAAACGGGTATCTCTCACCTCTTTACCTTGGCGCAAGCCGCATTGGAGAGTGGTTGGGGAAAGAGTGTGCCAGGTAATATGTTTTTTGGAGTAAAAGCGGGCAAGGACACGCCTGCTAACAAAAAGCAATTGTTAAACACTACTGAAGTGCTTAATGCTCCAAACTTAGGATATAAATTCCCACAAGTGATGTCTATATATCAATTACCGAGTGGTAAGTACAAGTATGAAGTGAAAGATTGGTTTAGAAAATACGACACCCCAGAAGAATGTTTTACCGACCACGCACAATTCTTTTTCAAAAACAAGCGATATGCTAAAGCGTTGGAGGTGAAAACAGACCCTTACAAGTTTGCTGAGGAGGTAGCAAAGGCAGGGTATGCAACCGCTACCAACTATGCAGATAGTTTAAAGAAAATTATCAAAATGTTAGAGAATTATGAATAGAATAATCATTGCATTATTAGCGTTCCTCACCTTAATAGGTTGCAGGACACGCAAAGAGGTAACCAATACCGAGCAAAAGCAAGTCCAAAAAGAGCGTATTATAAAGTACAAGGATAGTACGGCTCTTTTTCAACAAAATACTCAAACCTTGCAACTCGATACGCACGCCTCACAAGAGTACGAGGTAACAGTAGAGAGCGATAAGGATAGTATGGGTAATAGCAAAGAGTTAGTGTATTATCGCATTAGAGATGGCGATAATGAAACTATAAGGGTAAGTGGTGGAAAGGTGAAGATTACGACTAAAAACAGCCTTTCTAATAGCCAAATAGTGGCGAATACTACCCTTGATAATATAACTAAGGCTAACACTTATTTTATAGCACAAAGGCACTCAGAAACGGCTTTTTCTCATAAAACAAAAAACGTAAAAAGTTCCTATTTATACCTTATAGCTATTATCGTAGTACTATTGTTAGTCTTTCACTTTATACGAAACAAACTTAAACGCTTTTTGAAGTGAATATATTCTTAGTTTAACACCGAAAACTCCCCTTTATAGGGGCGTTTTTGTATTACTAAATAATTACTAACTTTTTCCTAAATCGCAAATATACAATCTACAACGCCCCTCCGTACCTTTGCAAAAACAAAAAATATTGTACATCTATGGTAAATAAATTATTACAATCACTCAAAACCAAGTATGCGCACTTGGGGTTGGAAGAGTCAGTTTTAAAAGCTATAGCCACCCGATTGGCTACAGCGGTTAAAGGAGAAAACGAGATCGAAAACGCCGCACAAGGAGTTGAGGAAGAAGTTAAGCTATTGCAATCAGTAGCCGACAAAGGGCGAACCAGCCTTACAAAAGCTGAAGAGGCTCGCAAAAAATTAGAGAAAGAACTCGAAGAAATGAGGGCTAAATCTAATCCAAATCCTCAAAACCCACCTACTCCTTCCACAGATCCTAAACCTGATGAAGTGCCAGAGTGGGCAAAGGATCTTTTGGAATCTGTAAAAAAACAAAATGAAACCATTGCTGCCTTTCAAGCTGAAAAGCAGCAGCAAAGTGCTAAAGAACGTTTCCTAAACCAACTCAAAACGCAGGGGGTATCAGAAACATTCTACAAACACCACTTAGGGCGTACTTTCAAAGACGATACCGAAATGGAGGCTTTTGTAAATGAACTCAAAGCCGATGAGCAAGCGTTTTTGCAAGCACAAACCAATACGCAACTATCATCGCTATCAGGTTCAGCATTAGGAGCAGGAAAAGACAATAATGGTGTTTCTGCTGATGTACAAGCGTATATTAACGATAAATTCAATAAACAGTAAACACTTATGAACGAAGTTAAAATTTCAGAAAAAGCAGGTCGCCAAATAGTCGTATTTGACCAGTTGGATGTTACCTACCCTGGCGGGGTATATATAGACCCTACCACTGCTAAGGCTCGCTTTACCGATGGAGTTATTCCTGCAGGAACGCTTGTAATGCCTGATACTAATGGTACTTTCAAGGTTGTGAATGAAACACTTTCACAGACCAATACCGCAGGAGCTGTAGGACTTACTGCTCACGATGTGGTTATTGACGATATTCCTTTGGTGGCTGTCGTAATGGCAGGAACAGCCCGCAAAGAGGCACTACCTGACAAAGAAAAAGCAGGAGTGGCTTTCTTGCGTACAGCCTTGCCTCGTATCTCATTCATTTAATAACTTAAAAATTAAAAGCAGATGAATATCAACGCAAACAACATTATTACCGAGTTCTCTCAGGCTAATATGAATGCTATTATTCAAGCGTACCCTTTGGGAGATTTGCGCTATCGCGAATATTTCCCATTGAAGTTCAATCCTTATCTTACCTATTCTAATATCGAAGGGGCTGATGGTGCTAAAATAATGGCGGACATCGTGGCTATTGGCTCAAAAGCACCACGCAAAGGGCGCGAGTTCGTGGAAAACATCAAAGGCGAAATACCAAAAGTAGAAATCGCCCGCGATTTGAACGAAAAAGACCTCCTAACCATTCAGCAACTCCGTTATGCGGTAAATGCGAACCCTACTAATGCAGGTATCAAAAACCAGCTTATTGATAAGATATACGAAGACCCTCGTTTTTGTATTGACGGTATCAATGCTCGTATGGAGTGGATGGCTAAACAACTTGTATCTACTGGTAAATACAAAACTACCGCTACCAATAATGGTGGAGTGGTGAATGTATCGGTAGACTTCAAAGTAAAAACACAAAACGCACTCAAGAAATGGGCAGATGCTGATGCTAACCCTATAGAGGAAATCGAAAAATACCAAGAGGAAGCCAAAGGCAAAGGGTATAGTTATGCTACTATTACTATGAGCCGTGCAACTCTCAATCAGGTATTGAAAAACAAAAACACACGTGCTTTTGTGTTAGGCGTTCCTATCAATGCTACTACCATTTTGCCTGATGTACGTTTGGAGCAACTTAATGCCGAACTTTCTGAACGCGGATTGCCTATTATTAAAGTATGGGAGTCTTTTATCAGCTTTGAGGGCAAAAATGGAGAAGTAACCGTGGCTAATGGTTGGGAAGAGGGTAACATATTGTTTTCTACTTCAGCATTGTTGGGTAGCACTCAATACACCACTACCACCGAGTTCACAATGGACTTTGCCGATGTGATGAGCAAATCTATTAAGGATAGCTTTATTTTGGTAAATACTTTTGGACATCAAGACCCTATATCAGTATCTACAAAAGCTACAGCGTTTGCTACTCCAGTATTGAACGACTCTAAGCGCAAACTCATCATCAAAACAAAGTTCTAAGATGACCGCACAAGCGTACATAGATGAAAAACTGAAACTATGGAACGTGGAATACCCCACCACCCTACTTGTTGCCGAAATGCAACGAGTAGGATTGGGGCTTTCTGATGAGTTCAACGAGGTGAACGAACGAAAGACAAAAATGTTTTTCTACAACCTCATTCCTGAACTCTTATTGCGCCCAGTGTCCTTTTCTGAAGGTGGTTTATCTTTCTCTTACGACAAATCAGCTATAACCGCTTTTTACAATCTCCTTTGTAAGCAGCTCGGTAGAGATAATTTGTTAGAAGTCAAAGCCACCGTAAGAGATATTACTCACTTATTCTAAATACTGCAAGGAAATGAAAATATACCCATACCTATTGAAGGTGAAAGTATCACAAAACCCTACTATTGATGAAAATGGTATACCTACCTATCCAAGCGACCCTATCGAGTGGCAAGAGATAGGTGTATGCCGTGATGAGATAGCAGGAGCAGGGCAAAAGATAAGCAAAGTAGACGGTCAAATATTTGAATGTACCGCTACTGTCTATGCTCCTAAAAATACTCCCAAAATAGAAGCGGGTACTACCTTGCAAGTAGTAGATGTAGAGGGAAATATTCGCCTCGAAAAGCAAGTAATACGATTTTCAAGAGATTACTTTCATTGCCGTATATTCGTATGATAACACCACAATTCAATTCCAACGATATAGAACGTATATTGCGTGAGAAAATAGAAAAGTATCACCAAAAAGTAATACGCATATTGAAGTATGTAGGAGAAATGTGTATCAATGAAGCACGGACAAATGGTAGCTATCAAGACCAAACGGGTAACCTCCGTTCATCAATAGGCTATGTAGTACTACAAGACGGCAAAACCATTGAAAAAGGAGGTTTTAAACTCACTAAGTCAGGAGGTAATGGACAAAAAGAGGGCGAAACATTCATCAATAAGGTAATATCTCAATACCCAAAAGGTTTTGTACTGGTAGTAGTAGCAGGAATGAAGTACGCTGCTTATGTAGAAGCACGCAATTACAATGTACTTTCATCAGCTGAATTATTAGCCGAAAAAGAAGTACCAAAACTCCTAAAAGCATTATCGCAATGAAAAAAACAGCCTCACAAATAGAAGCCGACATATACAAATACTTTAAGGATAAGATAAATCCCCTTATCAATGGGCAAACCTACCGTAGTGGTGTACGCCCTTTGAACTCCCTGAAAGAGGATTGTGTAATATCATTCCTTACTGGGTTAGACGGTCAATATCAAACGGGGGTGATTAACATCAATATCTTTGTCCCTACGGTCAAAAATAACGATAATCAGTATAGGAAAAACTTTGTACGTTGTGAAGCTATCGAGGGTGCTTTAATGCCTATCATTGAAGAATCAAAAACAGCCCTTCGCAACTATAGGCTAACATTGCACCAGCTCATACAAACCTTTGAGGACACAGATATTAAGCAGTTTTTCATCAACGCAAAAGTAAAATTTAGGTATAACACATTTAATAATTAAAGATTATGGCATACGTAGATAACAACGCCACCGCTTGGGGCGAAATAGAATTTAAATTTGGTGCGCCAGGGGCAGCAGGTGCAATGGGTACAGTACTCAAAACATTGGGTATCGTCAAAGAAGATAGTTTTTCTTTTGAAAAAGAAGATGGTAAAGAACTAAAATGGACAGCCATTGGCGGTAAAATCATCGACCAAATGAAAGGCGAACCTGTAGTGAAAGCAAAATGCACCGTTAAAAACCTTAACAAAGCATTGCTTTCTGAAATTTGGGACATTGAAGAGTCTGGAGATAAACTCATCATCAAGTCTTTTGTCTCTACAAAGAAATTTTCCGTATCTATCACCCCTAAAAACAGTGGAGCAGAAAAATTGGAAATTCCTTACTGTTCTATAAGTGGTACACTTACCTATGCAGAGGATAGTGGCTACAATGTAGAAGTAGAAATCACTATCCTTAATGGTGGTAAAGGATTTTTATTAATCGAAAAAGTAGCGTAACCTATGGAAGAACAAGTAGCACAAACCCTACTTGAAGAACCTACAACGGTAACCATTGGGGGCGAAGCGTATAAAGTCGCTCCGCCCTCTATTTTTACCCTCGTAAGGGCTTCAAAGTACATCAGCAAAATACCCACCGACACTATTAGTGAGGGGAATATATTCGGATCAATCATACACAATGCTGAAGAGTATGAAAATATAGCGTGGGCTATATCTGCAATCCTATTAGGCAAAAAATTTACTGAATTAGTTACTTATCCTAAATGGCAGTTTTGGAGAAGAGAAAAGAACGTAACCAAAGGCGAAATACTGGCAAAAAAACTCATTAATACCCCCATTAATGAAGTGTCATCCGCATTCTTTAAAGTGTTAGGGCAAATAGATATACGCGCTTTTTTCGTCATTACCACTTCCCTCAAAGGAATGATGATAACCAAGCCGACGAAGGAAGTGGAGAACGAAACGACAGCATCTGGGGACTTGTAGGCTCATTCGCCAAGCAGTACGGGCTAACCTTTGACTACGTGCTAAAAGAGATAAGCTATGCCAATGTAATGCTTTATAGTGCCGTTATCCCCTCTTATGATTTCGATAAGGATAAAGATACTAAAAAAGCACCTCAGAAATCAGAAAAACGCACCAGCTATGGTGATTTCCTATCAAAAATAAAATCCGCAAATATTTAACTATGCAAACCAATGACGGGGCTCTATTATTCCAAGTAAGTGCCGACCAATCACAGATACAAAAAGATGTCGAGGCTATCAAAAAGCAATTCGAGCAAATGACACGCAAAGCCGTTGAAGAAGGCAAAAAGCAAGCCGATGTATGGCAAACCCTTCTCAAAGGTGCAACCGCCTATTTTACACTACAAGGCGCGCAATCATTCATTAGCCAAATGGTAGCCGTACGATCACAATTTCAGCAACTCGAAATATCTTTTGGCACTATGCTCAAAAGCAAGGAGAAAGCTAACGAATTAATGGCGCAACTCACCGACCTTGCTGCTAAAACCCCTTTCGGATTGGAAGAAGTATCTGAGGGAGCAAAAAAGTTATTAGCCTTTCAAATACCCGCACAAGAGGTAACCGAAACGCTCCGCCGTATGGGCGATGTAGCTTCAGGATTAGGTGTACCTATGGGGCAACTCATTCACGTATATGGGCAAGTAAAAGCGCAAGGAAAGCTAATGACCAATGACCTATACCAGTTTATGAATGCAGGTATTCCTATTATAGCCGAATTGAGTAAGGTTGTAGGCAAGAGCGAAACCGAAATCAAAGATATGGTTAGTGCGGGAAAAATAGGATTTACCGAAATACAAGCCGTTATTAAGAATATGACCAATGAAGGCGGTTTGTTCTTCAACCTAATGGCAGAGCAAAGCAAGTCGTTAGGGGGGCAAATATCTAATTTGCGTGATAATTTCGACCAAATGCTTAATGAAATAGGGAAATCAAGCGAGGGGATTGTATCAGGGGCAATAAAAGGTGTTTCTTTCTTGGTAGAAAACTATGAGACTATCGGCAAATTCATCGCTGGACTTATCGTTTCTTATGGAACATATCGAGCAGCACTCATCGCTACAGCCGCTGTACAGCAAGTAGTAGCAGCGCGTACAGCAGGAATGACCGTTGCCGAAATGGCTCATTATACGTGGTTGGTACTTGTTGAAAAAGCCCAAAAACTCCTCAATCTTACAATGCTTGCTAACCCTTATGCTCTTGTTGCAGGTGCATTGGTAGGATTAGCTACCGCCTTATGGTCTCTTAAAGAAAGTACAGATGCTAATGCTGAAGCAACCGAAAGACACAATCAACTACGCAAGGAACAAGCGGATGCTATTGATGAAGAGAAAAACAGAATTAGCAACCTAATATCTACTATTCAAGACGAAACTAAATCTTGGAATGAAAGAAATAAAGCATTTTTAGCACTTAGAAATAGTACAGATGGAGTTCTGAACAAATATAGCACGCTAAATCAGATGTTACGTGAGATGTCTCAGGTTCTAAAAGATATTAATGGTCGTTATGAGACTATGAATGAAAAAATGTCTCGTGATGCCGTTAAGAAAACTAACGACTTAATTAAATCAAAAGAGGAACAAATTAAGAAGTTAGAAGAAGAGATAAAACGAACTGCCAGCAGCGACCGCCGTACTGCTCTTAGAATGGATATAGCAAACATTAGAAAGGGTATTGAACAAGACGAACTTCTAAAGCAAAAACAAAAAAGGGAAGTCGTTAAAAATGATGTTAGCAACTATGAAAGCGCACTTTCAGGCAAAAGCCTTGAACAAATACAAGCTGAAAAAAAATTAATCATAGAAGCCTATAATCTAAGAAAAAAACAAGCAAAAGACTCTATCGCTAATCACTCTATTGCAAAAATAGACAGCAACAACCCTTATTTAAAATACGACTGGAATGAACTCGGAATGTTCAATGAAGCTACCGAACGACAAATCAAACTCAAACAGCAGGAGAATAAACAAATCTATGACAAAAACAAACTACTTGCCGATAGTGCTAAATACGAAAAAGAAATAAATGCACTTCAACGCAAAAACATTAAAGACGACAAAGATTTTGCCGATATAGAGCAAAAAGTAAAAGCCAAAGAAGAGGTAGATAAAATCCTTGAGAGCAAATTCGGATATAAAAAATCAGGCGCAAAAACTGCTAAAACCATCAAAAACTCCCTCCCAGAGTTCGACACCGAAAAAGCCCAAAGAGACCACAACCGCCAAATCCAAGACGACCTTTTTGCACGTGAAGAATCCCGCATTAAGATAATGCAAGACGGGGCGGAAAAACGCCTTGCTATCATAAAATTGGAATACGACAAGCAAGAAGAGGAAATTAGAAGGCGTTCAGAAGACCAGTTAGCCGCATTCATCGAAACGCAAAAAGCAGAAGCCGAAGCAGCGGGCAAATGGAAAAAAGGAAAAGATTTTGACACCAATACCGAAGCTATCAATGCCGAAAAAGCCCGCCTTGCTGAAAACGAAAAGACACTTTTAGCTGATAATGCTGAGTACCAACGTATGCAGCAGGAACAAGTGTATAAGGACTTGTTAGAAAAGTATCAAACCTATACCGACCAACGTAAAGCTATTGAGGAGAAATACAATGCCGATATAGCCGCCTTACAAGCCAAATTAGGAGCTGATGCTCCACAAGTCAAAAAAGCACAAGATGAAAAGGCAAGAGAACTCAAAAAGTTGGATATACTCTACAAAAAAGAGGGTACAGCCATTGCTAAATTGTTTGACAACCTACGCAAAAAGACTGTCAAAGAGATACGCCAAACCATTACAGATGCGGAAGCCGAGATTGACGAGTTAGCAAAAGTGCTTAATATGGACGACAACGCCAATGTAGAGTTTATAACCAATCTCAAACAGCAACTCGAACAAGCAAGAGACACCGCCGATAAGAGCGATGCAGCATTCGGCAAACTTGGTACAAGTATCAAAAATCTATTCAAAGCCAAACCCAACACCGCCGAATGGCAAGAAGCATTCAATGGTATGCTGTCATCAGCGCAATCAATTACTGGGCAATTCTCTCAATTAGGGGACGAATTTGAGCGATTGGGACAAAGTACGGGAAATGATTCACTAAGAGAATTTGGTAAAGGGATAAAAGAAATGGGAGAAATAGTCAATAAGGCTATGTCTTTTGCCCAAATAGGAAGTTCAGCTGGACCTATAGGGGGGGCAATTGGAGGTATTATAGGAGCGGTATATGGTTTTGTTCAGAAAATAGAGAGCGATAAAGAAAGAGCCCGTCAAAAAGAGAGAATGTGGAAACAAGAACAATATCAGAACGAAAAGAGAATAAATGAACTTTACGATGAACGTATATTGAAAGGCGAAAAACATTCTAATTCTTTGACTACAAACCAAATTGGGAAACAACTTGATATTATTAAAAACTATAATGACAAAGTAAAAAAACTTCGTAACGATCTTATAGATGTACAAAATACCCAAGTATTTGACCACTATGAATATAAATGGGGATGGTACGATGGACCTTGGGGTATTAAAGTTTGGGGAAGATATAAAGATGAAGTCACTAAAGCTTTTAAGGATAAAGTAAAGCCTTTCGTTGATGAGTTAGGTAATATTGATTATGATTTTTTAGAAAACATTAGCAAAGAGGATTCTAATAGAATGTCATACGGTCGTGATAATATAGACTACACAAGTGAACAGATACAAAAGGCAAAAGATTTGTATGCTCAATTAAAAGAATACAAAAAAACAATATCTGAATACACAAGTCAAACATTTGGAGATTTAGGGGGTGGTTTTGTTGAAAGCATTATATCTGCTGTAGAGAAAGGCAACAATGCATTTGAAACCTTTGGTCAAACTGTTGCTCGCGTAATGAAAAACATAATCAAACAAACATTAGTTACTGAGCGAATAAAAGAAATATTTTCTAAGTTTCAAAATGAAATGGATAATATATATGCATCATCAATAGGATTTAGCAACGAACAAGTATATGAGAAGGTAAAAAACAAAACGCTTGAATTTGTTAATAACATTCTGAAACCTGAAATTCAAAAAGGTGAACAAAAAGCAAAGGCAATGTTTGATGCTTTAGAACAATCAGGAATTAAAATGTTTGATGATAAAAACGGCAGAAACGCAGTAGAAAAAGGTTTTGCACGAATGAGTCAGGATAGTGCCGATGAATTGAATGGACAATTTAGGTTACAAACCCAGTTAAGTGCCGAAATAAAGAATGCTGCCTTACAGACTGCTAACTTCATTAGGGAAATGCACCAATCTATGCAAGTATCATCAGCAAAGCAATTACAACACCTTGCAGGTATTGAAACAAACACATACAAACTGCATAAGATAGAAACGGACATTGCCAATATGAAAGCAGGTATTAATGAACTTACTACCAAAGGTATAAAGATACGCACATAAAATTTTAACACTAAAATTTATATACTATCTTAAAAATACAATATCTTTGCACCCCAATAACCAAATTAATAGATTGTAAAATGAAAAAATTACTATTTTTACTCATCACATTATGTACAAGCCTTTCAATGGCTCAAAGTTTCATCATAACAAAAGACGGTTTTGTAAATGAAGATACAAATCAAGATTTTGTAGTGATTGAAAGCAATGGTAAATCACAAAAAGGAATGTTTGAAGCTGTAAAAAGTGGAATAAACAAAGTGTTACTTAATCCTGAAATAGAAAAAATTGAAGAAACAGAATACTCTACTATTTCAGTTGTAGCTGCTAATAAAATCAGACATTCAAACTTTTTAAGTTTTAGATATAAAATTGAGTTCAGTTTTAAGGATAATGCTGTCAAAATACAAATTACTTATATAGACATAATAGGATATAAAAAAGTAATGTATTTCAAAAAAGAATCAGGAAAGGAGTATGATAAAAATGTTAATTTTCTTGTAAAAGAAAATGGAAAAATAAGGAGTTATGAAAGGGGATTGTTGGAAGACTTTTCAGACGACATAATATCAGAAACAAAAAGAGCGATTAAACAAGCTTGGTAATAAAAAAGCCCTCATTACGAGGGCTTTTTTATCTCCATTGGTTAAAAGTATTTATAAAACTTTTTATCTCTTCATATTTATTAATAATAGTTGATTGAGGCTTCAAATTATCAATAAGTTTGTTAATTTCTACCTGCTGACTATCAATCCAACGAGGCGTTCCAAAACGATTGTTTTTTAGAAAATTTTCAACCTCCCTATATACATCTTCATTACCATTAGATACTTCTAACGCCTTTAATGTATTTATTCAGAAATCAAATTCCTTGTTTTTGTTCAAATGGTTATTTAAACTTGTTTTTGCCAATGCAAAATAAATTAGAGCATCTTTTTTATTTTGCTCATTAGCTCTTTCCTTTTCTTTTTGGTCTTGTTGTTCCTTATTAGGCTCATTCTTTTGAGGTTCTTGTTTCTCCTCACTTTTCGAGCACCCCATAGCAAGCACTGCCATTAGCAATAATACTATTCTTTTCATTGGTATATTAGTTTTAAAAAAGTTTCTGTTGTTTAGGGATTTGTATATGTTGCTTGTATTTTAAAATCTTATAACTATCCTTAGTAATAAGATGAGTATTAATTTCTCTATCATAAAATTTAGTAATCTCTAAATCAACAAGCATACAATCCCCTTTTGAAAATTGCTCACCATTGTCTATAATCTTAATCATTTCTTCATCTTCCATTTTGGCGGATATTTTTTGATTTTGAAAAACAAAGTCCCATTTTAAATCTTTGGTAAAACTTGGGCGAATGATTAATATTTTCTTATCGGTAAGCACTTCCTTTATGGGCTCTTTTGAGACCCCCTCTAAATCATCTAATTTAGTAGCAATAAGAGGAAAATCGGTGTGAGAGATGTAAGTATTTACCTTGTTGGAGTTGAAGCTAAAGCCTGAAACATCGGGGCTTTTTTCTAATACACTAAATTGTTTGGCTATGTTATCTCTTACATATCTATTATCATTATAGATATTAAAAACATTATTCTGAACAATAGTAATATCGCCATTGATATTGGTTACTTCGGTAGTATCGCCTTTGGGTTCAATTTTTGTAGGTTTTTTGCCGTTTAACGATTTAGCAAGGGAGTACAAACCGCCTACTATTGTTACTATAGCAGCACCATAAGTTACATTTTGAGATGAAAAAAGCGACTCTAATAGTTTTTCCACAAGCTCAATATGTATCTCAAAACTACCCTTTTCCAATGCTTTTATTTTTACCTCAATATTCTTTTCTGTCTGTAAACTTCTATTTACTTCCTGAATGATGTTAGAAGTGTGCATAAGGCAACCTATTAGTGTTTCCACGTCTACTTCGTGCCTTTCACTATCAAATATTATTTTAAAATCGTTGTCTTTCATTACTCACTTGTATATTTTCAAGGCAAAGATAGTAATAATTTTTCATATTCAAACTAACAGATATTTTTTCTATATCTGTATTTCTAATTGTTTCAATCTATCACGCTCCTTTTTAGCCTTATTTACTTGGTAAATAGCCGTTGTGTTTTGGTTAGTGTGCGAAGCTAAAAGCATAGCCGTATCACTGTCCAAATTATCAAGCATATAGTGTTTGAGGGCGTAAAAATCAGCTTCAATACCTAATTTATCTTTTACGTGTCGTTTCCAAAAGCGTGTTACAATCTCGGTATGCCCCATTTTCTTATTAGGAACAAAATCAAGTGCAAAAAGGTAGTCGTTATCGTTTTTACACTTGCCGCATATCTCTTTCCAAAATTCTAATGCAGGGGATAATATCACCTTTGTACATCGTTTGTACTGCCCGCCCTTTTCAAGGAGTATTACAAACTCCTGCTTTTCTAAATCTACATCTTTGCGTTGTAATCTAAAAAGTTCGGTATTACGCGCCCCTGAATATAGGAAGATCATCATATACCTATAAAAATCAGGATTGATAAATCGCACGTGGTTTTTTACTTTTATGAGTTCGTCAGCGGTAAGTATAGTGCGGACTTCTTTAATCACCTTTTTAGGGTATATATCCCTGGTAATATTAGCCTCACAACATTCATATTCTATCAACTCGCGGTATAAGCTGGAGAAGTATATCACGAACCTATTATAATATTTGTCGGATAGTCGCAACCAGTCCAACATTCGCTTCAAATCTACCCTGCGCAAGTCCTTTATTTTTACCATCTGCAAATCGAGGGCTTCACACGCCTTTTCAAGTCTATTAATAGCGCATTGTATTTCGTATAGGTGCTTTTTAGTACCTACTTTTATTTCCAATGCACGCCTAAAAGCCTCAATAAAGTGCAATTCGGGGTAAAGTCCCTCCTTGTGAACTTGTACATACTTTTTTAATATCGGGTTAAAACCATTATTGAGTTGATGAGGAATGTTTTTAAGAAGAAAAGAAATCATCGCTTTTCGTTCCTCTATAGTATTAGGTCTGTTAGCCTTTTTTCTATAAGGGAAGCCTTTGGGATATTTTTTTTCAAAACGAGGGTCAAAGAAAACGCATTGCACGTACCAATCTTTATCCAAGTCTTTTTTAGTAGCTTTTTGCCAGTTAGCAGGGGATACCCATAGTTCGGAGTAGCTACACCCATCGAGTGTTTTTGTAACCATAATGTAATTATTTTAGATTGACGTTTACCTTGTCGATTTTGAATAATTACAAATGGGATTATCGTACTAAAAATAAAAGGTAACGCTTTGAGTGGAAGTGCGTTACCTTTCTTGCTCCCCCTACTGGACTTGAACCAGTGACCCTCTGATTAACAGTCAGATGCTCTAACCAACTGAGCTAAGGAGGAATATTCTACTTGTTTTTTTTCTTAATTGCGGTGCAAAGGTACGACTATTTTTGAAACCTGCAAATTTTTAGGAAGATTTTTTTAAAATATTTTTTGCATTAGCAGTTAATATGTTTATTATCAATGGTTATTGATAAGTGTGGTTCGTGCCGTTAGATAATGAGAAAGGGGGCTGTATAGACCTTCACAAAGTCTATACAGCCCCCTTTTATTTTGGTATTACTTGTTGTTTACAAAATAGTGATAGAACCAAGGAATGGTTTCAATACCTTTTAGGAAGTTGAAAATACCATAGTGTTCGTTAGGCGAGTGGATGGCATCACTATCTAAACCAAAGCCTAAGAGAATAGATTTGCTACCCAACTCTTCTTCAAAAAGGGCTACAATAGGGATACTACCGCCTGAACGCACGGGGATAGGCTCTTTGCCAAAACTTTCTTTGCAGGCTTTTACCGCTGCTTGGTAAGCAGGCGTATCGGTAGGGGTTACATAACCTTGTCCGCCGTGGTGAGGGGTTACTTTCACGCGCACTCCTGCAGGAGCGATGCTCTCAAAGTGTTTGGTGAAGAGTTCGGTGATTTCGCGGTTGTCTTGGTTAGGCACCAAGCGCATTGATATTTTAGCATAAGCCTTACTTGGAATCACGGTTTTAGCTCCTTGCCCTGTATAGCCGCCCCAGATACCATTTACATCAAGGGTAGGGCGTATAGAGGCGCGCTCGGTAGTGGTGTAGCCTTTTTCGCCATATACTTCATCGATATCTAAGGCTTTCTTGTAGGCTTCGAGTGAGAAAGGAGCTTTAGCCATTTCATCGCGTTCGGCTTGTGAGAGTTCTTCTACTTTGTCGTAGAAATGCGGAATGGTCACGCGGTTGTTCTCGTCGTGCAAAGAAGCAATCATCTTAGTAAGCACGTTGATAGGGTTCGCTACCGCACCACCGTATAAGCCAGAGTGCAAATCGCGGTTGGCACTGGTAACTTCTACCTCCACATAGCTAAGTCCGCGTAAGCCCGTAGTGATAGAAGGGGTATCATTAGCCAGCATACCGGTATCGGAAATGAGGATGATGTCGTTTTTGAGTTTTTCGTGGTTGCGTTTTACGAACCAACTCAAACTTTCGGAACCTACTTCTTCTTCGCCCTCAATCATAAACTTCACATTGCAAGGCAATACGTTGTTTTTCACCATATATTCAAGGGCTTTCACGTGCATAAACATTTGCCCCTTGTCGTCGCAAGCCCCACGAGCGAAGATAGCACCATCGGGGTGAATATCGGTTTTTTTAATCACAGGCTCAAAGGGGTCGGATTCCCAAAGCTCGATAGGGTCGGCGGGTTGTACATCGTAGTGTCCATATACCAATACGGTAGGTAGGGCAGGGTCGATAGTTTTTTCGCCATAGACGATAGGGTAGCCAGGGGTTTCACATATTTCTACCTTGTCGCAACCAGCCTTTTCTAAGGCATTTTTTACGGCATCGGCGGTGTTGAGCACATCCTGAGAATAGGCAGCATCGGCACTAATAGAAGGCATTTTGAGCAGTTCTATCAGTTCCGCAATAAAGCGGTCTTTGTTTTCGTTGATATAATTTTTTACTGAATCCAT